TGATGATGCTCTGGACGATGGATTAGAAGAAGAAATGGAAGACGAAGATGTAGACGAAGAGGAAGGTTTCATGAATAAGTCTAATAATTCATTACACCTATTAGTTCTATGTTTAGCAATTTATGTTATTTGCAATAGAAAATCTCTTTATAAATATTTAAAATAATTTATTTTTAATTGTATTTCCAATCCATTTTAATAATGTTAATGTTTCGTTTCTTAAATATTGATCATAAAATGTATTAAATATAGACATTCCAAAAATAAAACCAAATACTTTAAAAATAAATTTAATCATGTTAATTTTTTTCATTACTATTAGTATTATTATTTCCTTGATATTTTGCTTTATTGTATTTGTCGAGAATTTCTTTTTTATGTGATTCAAAATACTTACAAGGTTTACAAATACTTTTTTTTTCTTTCACTATTTGTTTGACAAACTCCCAAAAGGTATTATTATACGCGCACGGGTTACGGGTCATTATAATACATTATTTAAAGATTATAATTAATAATTAATTAATGTATGGATAATTTTTTACAAAATTACTCATTTTCAAAACGTTTTACAGAATTATCATATGATGATAAAAGTAAAATAATTGATATTGGAGAACTTGTTTTTTTTAATGGATTAAAGTGGTATAAAACTGAAGAATATGAGAAAGATCAATACGCGTTTGATAAACGTTTAAATGATATGAAATTAAATACGGAGAAAACAATTGAAGTTCATAGTAAATTAGTAGAAACTCAATATGAAAATATATTAGATGGAAAAGAAAAGTATATTGTTTCAAAACAAAATGAAATAGATGAACTAAAAGTCCGAATAAATAAATTAGAAGATGAAAATTGTCAAGCTTTAACATTATCTGGAAAACTAGATTCACTTTTAGGAAAAGGAAATAGCGTTGATAATGCAATGAAAGGGGATTTTGGAGAAACAATCGTATCAAATCAAATTGTTCATTGGTTTCAAACGTCTGAATTAGAAGATACATCTGGTGACACTGCAAAAGGAGATTTACTTTGGAAGTTAATTGATAATGATTTCCGTGGACTTGTTGAAGTAAAGAATGTTCAAATAGTTCGACCAAATGAAGTAAAAAAGTTTGAGAGAGATATGATTATAAATATATCTGATAAAACTTGTAATTGTGGTATTTTTGTTTCATTAAAAACCGAAACAATACCAAATAAAGGGAAATTTAAACTTGAATTTATAAATAATTGTCCTGTAATTTACATATCAAATGTTCTAGATGATTTGAATTCATTAAGATTTGCATTAGATGCATTAGTTTCAATACAAGGTAAAATGAAATATATAGATTACTGTAAAAGTGAAAATGAAGATGAAGATGATTCACTTGAAATTGCTATAATAGATTTTATGCAAAATCTATATAATAAGCTTCAAAATATGACAACTAACGTTAAAAATATGAAACAGTCTATTGACACATTATCAAATTGTGTTTCAAATGAAGAGAATTTTATACAAGATATTGTACAAAATATATCATCATTACGTATAGATCATGATATATTGAAACAAATTGAATTAGAACACAAATCAAGTAGAAATGAATTAAAAGAAAGTATTCTACGTGATATGCGTAATTTTAGAGAAGAGCATAGTAGAATGCCTCAAATGACTGATCTAATGCCAAAATATAAACAAAGTGTTTTTAGAGAAGAACTTGCATTTAAAAAACTGAAAAAAGAAATATAATATATAATAATATATATGGGTATCTTAGATTTTATTAGCGGGAATGGTAAAAAAGAAGAGATTAAAACAAACAAATCTGTTAATATGGAAATACCTGGTGGTAATGGACAACCATCAACGCAACATTTTTCTTCTCTTATAAAAAAGATGAACAACGAGAAGAAAAGAGAAGAGAAAAATAATGCAACAAATCTATTAAGAAATACATTAAAACCGGTTCAGATTCCTAATGGAAATAAACCAATAAACAACAAACAACCCCTTAATAAACAAGTACTTCCTCCTGCACCTGTTAGTCAGTCTTTAAATAACAACAATAACAACAATAACAACAATAACAACAATAACAACAATAACAACAATAACAACAATAACAATAATAACAACAATAACAACAACAATAATAACAACAATAATAATAATAAAGTAAATAATAATGTAAATATGAAAAAAAATGTAAATGTATATGCAAACGCGAATAAAAACGCAAACGCAAATAAAAACGCAAACGCAAATAAAAACGCAAACGGAAATGTAAACGCAAACGGAAATGGCAATGCAAATAAAAACGGAAATGGCAATGCAAATAAAAACAAAAATGGCAATGCAAACAAAAACAGAAATGGAAATAAAGCTTATAATATTGTTCCAGCTCCAGTACCATTATCAGTTCCATTGAAAAGAAATAATAATAATAACAATAATAATAACAAAAAGATAAAAAAAGAATCAATAACAGTATTTCTTAAACGTATCACAAAGATTGAAAGAAAAAAATTAATAAAAGAATTAGTTGGTCAAGATGTCTTTATGTTTCATAAAGAAATGACATCAATTCAAAAACGAAGAATGAAGACAATGATTATATCAAAATTAACAAAATCAGAAAAGAAAAGCATGTGTCTTGGACTTAAAATGGAAACTAATGTTTCTAAAGTTTTAAGAAAATATAATAATCAAAATAATAATCTATTTTATAAACGGATGGCTGGAAGTGGTATTAATTCAACAAACTAAATTATTTTTTATAATACAATGAATGTAAATTTAGAAAAACAAATAAAAGAACAAATGCACAAAGCATTTTGGGATTTAATTAGGGAAGATTTAAATGCTGTTCCACAGAAGTTTGATCATTTAATAATTTTAATAAAAGAAATAAAAGATAAACTTAAAGGATTAACACCGCATAGATTTGATTTATTAAGTGAAATAGATGAAAGTCTTGACGAATCTTTTTTAAAACATATATTTGAGAATACAGCTTTAGAACCAGAACATTTTTTTAATTTGATAAAATTTATAATTAAAAAAATAAAACAATATTCATCACCTTACATGGATAGTGAACTTATTAGATGGGAAGAAGAAATTTTAAAAAGTTTACAACAAGAAATAATAATTTATGGAGAATTTATTTCGGTATTTTTTGAAAATGTTAATAAATACATTGATGTTATATATACAGATGTTGCAAAAATTAAAGATAATATAAAAAAGTAATTAAAGATGTTTTGTTTGCAAACATGAAAATATATTTCCATGTTTGTCACAATAAGGACATCCTTTTACTTTAAAACGTAATGGTGGATGATTATGAATTAATTGTTCAAAAACAAAAGTACTTTTAAGTTGATTATTCAATTCAGTTTCAATAAATAATTTGATATTATCAAAAATAGCTTGTTCAGAAGACATTTTATTGTAGTAGGAATCTTTACATATATATATATATATTAGTGTATTCTTTAAGTGACATTTAATCTTTGGTATTGACCTAAAGAACAAACAATACCAAATAGATATAATGGTAATGCATAAAATATTAAACTTTTATAAATATTAAAATAATAAATATAATAATAAGAGAATAAAATAATTCTGATAAAAGAAAACCAACAAAATTGAATATATTTTAATAATTTTAAATTAGAAATTGAATTAGTTTTTAATTTATGATAAATAAAATATGTAAAAAGGTTTGATAATTCTGCAAGTTTAAACATATGTAATTTAATATCAACATCAAATATGGAACTATGAAAAATACAAATTGCACTTATATGATGAATTATATATATAAACTCTAAAAACCATAATTGTTTATAAAAAATATATAAAACATCATATATAAAATATGATGTGGATACATTAAATATTATAGAATGTTTTATATTAAAAATAAACGAAGAAATAGAAAACATAAAATGTACAAAGCTGACTATATTTCTTGAAACTTTCAAGTTATTATAAAAATAATTGAAAAAAAATAAAAAAAATGGCCATATTGATAAAATGAGTAACATTGTAATATATGTTTAAAACAACACAATTTTTTAAATATGTTAATATAGGTATTATGACTGATGTTCAAGAGATAGACATATTAGTAAACGGATTAAGTTTAGATCTACATGATATATTTTTGAATACTTTATTAAATGAAGTTGAAATATTGAATAATTTATCAATTAATACTATGGAAAATGTAATAAACAAAATTAAATTTCAAGGCTTAAAGAAAGGCTATAAAAAAGTAAATGAAGAAGATACAAAAAATGAATGTAATATATGTTTTGAAAAATTTGAAATGAATCAATTTAAACGGACATTAGAATGTAAACACATATTTCATAAGAAATGTATTGATAAGTGGGTAAATAAATATAAAAAACATAGTTGTCCTAATTGTAGAGATGTTTTAAAGTTTATTTAGAATTCTTCAAAAAACATATTATCGAATCCTTCTTGTGTAGAATAAATAACTTTGTGAATCTTATGAAGCTTCATAAACTTCTGACATTTATTGCAAGGGCAACTAGGACCAAGACCATTATCAGACAGATTTGATAATCTGATTACATATAATGTTGCATTTTCAATATCAGTTTTTGCATTCTTAATAGCGCTCATTTCAGCATGCACAGTTCTTAGATGATGTGGTGTTTTTCCACTATATTTATTATATCCTCTTGAAATTATTTTGTTGTTCTTAATTATGACGGCACCATGCCTGAAACCAATGTCTGACTTTTCCGCCTCCTCCATGCATTGATCAACAAACTGTTTCCTACCCATGACTCCATATATAATAATTAAATGATGCATTCTTTAGGTGAATATATTGTATAATTCAAAACTGATTTATTCCAGTTATTTTTCATTTTATAAAGAAGAATTCTTGCTTTAAAAGAATTAATGAATGTTTTATAAGAATCGATATTATCAAGTTCAAAAATTATAACACATTTATTATCACAGAGGTGTAAAGTTAAATTAGAATTTACATTTCCGAAAAGAAGTATTGCAATTCTATTTTTACTTAAAATAATAAAACGATAAATAAATTCAAATGGTATTTCATATTTATAAAATTTTAATGAATTGAATGTAATAGAAACAATGGTTTCATCATTTATTGTTTTATTAATTGTTGTATTGTTAGATATAATGAACTTGATTATACCAAATTCATTTGTTGATTGTTCTTTTGTTTCTACATAACTAATATTACTTAAGTTGTTATGTTTTGAAATACAAGAAAATATATTTGAAAATATAGTCATATCATATATATATATATAAACTATTTGTATCTTAAAGTGAAAATAATAAAAAAAAACGTATAATACATGAATTTCAAAGAAATAAGAAAAAGTGCAGATTTATCAAATAAAGCATACAGAAACCAATTAAACATGATGCAAGAAAAACTAATTGATAATAAATTGACAGATGCTCAAATACACGTTGGAGTTGAAGGAAATAATGTGTATATTGTTGGAAGAGGAACAACAAATAAAAAAGATGTACTACATGATTTACAATTTTCAAGATCAAAATGTAAATATATAAATAATGAGTTAATCCACACTGGATTTCTTAAACAATATGATTCAGTAAGAGATGAAATCCATGAAACACTTAAAGAATATTGTAATAACAGTATAAAAAGAATTATATGCTGCGGTCACTCTTTGGGTGCAAGTTTGTGTACAATAGCTGCTTTAGATATAAAATTAAATACAAACTATCCTGTTGAAATATTATGTATTACATTTGCAAGTCCAAGAGTTGGTAGTAAAAGCTTTGCAAAATGTTTTAATAAACAAATATTAAAATCATATAGATTTGTATATCATCGTGATCCTGTAACATTTTTACCTTTATGTTTAAGATTTAGTCATGTAAAAGGATGCATTCATTTTAAAAAATCTGGTAAAGTTGTTACAAGTGAAAAATATTTTTATCCATTTGGATGTTTAATAAGTCAACATAATATGGATTTATATAAAATAACTAGTGAAAAATGGATAGAAAGTTTGAAAGAATAAACTAATTTAATTTAAACAATTTCTTCCCAATCAGATTCTGATAATGTATAAGAGCGTTTATGTGGAGTTGGTGGTTCAAACAATGTGTTAGATTCAATATCAGAATTATTAATTTTATAAGTCTTGAAATACTTATTATATATAGATGTCATAAAGTTATTAAAATTTGTAGGATACATACAACACGTGTTCATTTGTTATATAGATATAATATATAATTGTTAAGCTAATTTAAATGTTTTCATAAATTCTTCAGAGGATTTTAATTTTTCTAAAAATATTATTGCTTCTTCATCTGAAGAAAATGACCATGAATGTTGATCAAATTTAATTTTAGAAGTAGCCTTAATTTTCATTATTCGTTGAATCCATAATTGGGTTATTTTAGATTTAGAATGTGTGAATGTAGGATTATCATATTTATGAGGAAAAATAAATTCTGGTTTTCTTTCTTCATCTTGTTCAGGTTTACTCATTTTTGGATAATGAATATTCCATTCGAATGGATAATTTTTTAGTGTCTCTATTACACCGAGATAAATTTGTGTTTTCTTTTTTCTATTAACTGTAATAACATTATAAGCAATATGTAATATTGAATTTATAAATATTTTTTGCAATGAGTTCTTTGTAATATTTTCAAACAACAGCTGAAAATGATTATATCTAAAAAGTGGTACTTTGTTTTTGTCATATTCGATTTTAAATATTATTCTACTTTCTTTTTGATAACTGTTTTCGTTATTTGCTTCTGAATTATTGTTTTCGTTAGTTTCTTCTTGGTTTTGATTTTGTTGGTTTTGATTTTGTTGGTTTTGATTTTGTTGGTTTTGATTTTGTTGGTTTTGATTTCGCTGGTTTTGATTTTGTTGGTTTTGATTTTGTTGGTTTTGATTTCGCTGGTTTTGATTTCGTTGGTTTTCAAAATGTTTTGCTATATAAGATGAACTTGTATGATTTTCTTCTACTTTTTTTAGGGTATGTACATTTACAGATGGAATGTGTTGAAGTTGTTGTGTAAAAAAATGTTTTGTCCAATTTATTCCTTCAATATGTCTTTCTCTTTCTACAGTAAAATGGGACATTGTTCTACCATTATTTAAATCATATGGATGTAAAATATACGAAACAGCACCTGATGGTTGTGTACGCTTTTCACCTATTATAAAAATATCAGGGTACGTTTTTTGGATAAATGTTGTCCCCCATTTTATAAGTTTTATTTGAGCTGACTGCCCAAAAGCAGGTTCTATAGAAAAAGCATTTTTATTTTTTATAACAATACCATCTTGACTATGAACAACTTGAAGTTGAATTGGTTCATATTCTTTGTCTCTTTTCATTAAAGAATAAATACGTACAAACGTACCTGGTCTTAATTTTAAATTTCTATCATGTAATTGCTCTTCTTGTTTCAATTCTCTTTTATCAGCTACTTTTCTAATTTTGTTTGCAACGAAATTGATCCTTTTTTCTTCAATATTTTTACTTTCCTTATAATAAGATTGTTGTAGATTTTTTTCTTCGTCTGTTAATTTAAATTCAGTTGTAATATCACTTTTATTAAAATTAATATTATCAAATTTTTCAAAAGTTTCCGGAGCTGAATTATTAAAATTTATATTGTTAAATTCGGTTGTTTTAAACTTAGTGTCTACACTTATTCCAAAATGAATTTGAACAGGTGAAAGATTAGTAACAGAATGAAAAGCAGTGTTTATGGCATATTGTATTTGTGGAATTGCATCTATCCATCTGAGTATTTTTGTTTTTCTTTCTTTATTTTGATGTACTAGATGAACATAAATCATTGATTTTATTAATTTATTTCTGTTTTCAGCAAATCCATTGGTTTGAGGGGAATAACTAGGAGTCCATCTCTGATGAATATTATATTTTTTTAATAATGTTATTACTTCTTTTTTGAATTCTTTACCGTTATCACATTGAATAACCTCTGGAATATCACCATTTAGAAAGATGTCCTCTAAATGCTTTGCTACTAATTTTGAGTGTTGTGTCTTAATTGCTTTTATATAGACAAATTTACTAAAAATATCTATTATAACCAAAAAGAATTCGATTCCATTGTTTCCAGACATTGCTTTTCCGTTTTTTTGCATATGAACAGTATCCATTTGCCAATGTTGTCTAGGATATTTAGGTCTATATGATTTAATAGTTGGTTTTTTACCAGGATCTTTAACTTCACGCATAATATGTGATACATTTTTTATAAACTGTGAAATTTCGTTTTTCGATATATTGGCTATATTAAAATTGTTTATAAGTCTCTTATATATAGATTGAGTATTAAGTGCCATAGTTTCTATATCTTTCCCATCAATAATATGTTGAATAATATTATTTTTTTGACTAGGTTTTATTATATAATGTAATGTAGTTTTAGAATCAGGTGTGTAAAGTAAATTTTCTCTACCAAATCTGATATTTTCAACAACGATTTGATTTTTTTCATCTAAATTATAATATTTCATTTTCTCTTTAAATTCATATCTAGCTTTTCTTTTATTGTTATCCATAATTGAAGAATTTTTATTTTGTCGTAAATGTAATGGCCAATAAATATATTTTTTCCCTTCTGATCTTGAAGTTAAATATTGAACAGCTTCATTGTAATAATCATCAGAGTCCCATTTATGATTAGATATAGTTTTCCATTTAATTTCTTGACCACCATTTTCTGTCATTATAAAATATTATAATATAATAAAGATGAAAGGTTTACTTAAAGTATTAAAAAAGCATGAAAATGAATTATTTTATGCTGGAATTATATCAGTATTTGTAATTTATTATATGAATTATATGAATACAGAAACATTCAAAAATAGTGCATTTGATGATAACGATATAACTATGTATAGTAGAGATTCTTGCCCTTATTGTATAAAAATGAAAAAAGAATTAAAAGACAACAATGTATTAGATAAAATTAATGTAATTGATGTAGAAACAGAAAGTGGTCAGAAAAAGTATAAAAATACTAATGCAGATGGTGTACCTTTTTTTGAAAGTCAAAGTACAGGTAAAACAGTAAGTGGGTATATGAAATTTGATCATTTATTGCATAAACTACAATTATCTTAAATTTAATATTTAATATATTAATGAAATCGATTAACATTTTACATCTTTTACCTTTTACATTTTTATATATTTTTCATAATAACTTACAGTTTAAAGATAAAAAAAAGAGAGATGAAATGTGTAAAACAGATGTATTATATAAATATATACCAAACAAATCAAAAGATATTTCTGAGAAAATTAAATGGATTGCTATTGTCGCTCCTCTTTTGTTAATGCTTATTAAAAGTACAAAAAGTGCATATTTAGAGCATACATTCGTTGTTATATCATTTGCAATATTTCTAAAAGTATTAATACAATTTCTTACACCATGTTTACCAAAATTTGATATATCAAATATTATATATTTATGTACATTTTTAAACATATTTTACTTTGATATTTTACCTAAAGAACATATTCAGATTGGATATTTAGTATCTTTAATGTATTCTGTTTTACTTCTTTCAATGAGGGATACAACCTCCGCAAATATTATTATGGATTATGTAATTGCTCATTCAGTTTTTTTATATTTAAGACATCACTAACTAAAGTAATTTCTTTTCAAAATAATCATTAGCGATATTAAGTATATTTTTTTGATTATTAAAACAATTTTTACAATTTTCATCTATTGTTTCATTCATTGAAAGTTCTGTTTGTTCTTTCATTGATTCTATTTCATTTTTAATATTTCTTAAATTTGTTTGTTTCCAATCATTTAATAATATTTTAAATACCTCAATATTTTCTACTAAATTTTCTTGATTATATACTTTTGTGGCACATATTTGTAATTCTTGATTTATATTTTCAAAAAACAAAGGAAATTTTACAAATAATTCAGTACTTAAAAATATCTTTACATCTTTTTCATTAATATTATAAGTATTTAAAGTTTCTTTAGCCTTTAAAATAGTACTATTTAGTTGTAAATGCTTTTGTAATTCATCAAGCTCATACATTTCATCTTCATTGTTCATTCTTTATCAATAATAAAAGAAAATTTTCCAAATAAAATATATTTTTATTACCATGTAAAGATTCGTGTTCACATTTAGCTGCATTACTAATAATAGTATGAAAATGAGTTGGATCTTGTTTTATAGCACATTCCATTAATTGTGTTATAATTTCTGTTATATTAAAACAATTTAAAAATAAAGAATATAAATCTGTTCTTACATTTTTTAAGTTTTTATTATATACATTGGTTATAATATTATCACATTTCATCAATAATTCATTATCAAAAGACATTTCTTCAAGCTGTTTATGTATTTCTTCTTTGTGTTGAATTGGAATACAAAATTGAGATAGATATTGATTGTATGTATTGCAAGTAAAAATAAAAGTATAATTTGTTTTCTCAATTAAAACTTTAATTAAATTTAATGGTTTTAAAAATTGAATGTTATAAAATATTAAATAAGTTTGTTTTGTATTATATTTTTTATTTTCATTTAATGTAATATAGTGTTTGATAATATTTTGTATTGCAATCTTTTTTACCTCTTTTAATAAGACGAATTCATGGAAAATATTGTTTTTCAATGAATATATATATTTATTCTTACTATCATATTCATATTGAGTTGTAGCCGATATATTTAATATTTTTCGCACACTATTCTTTTTTCCACTAGAATATTTTCCATAGACAAATGAATTATAATCCTTTATATGAATCATTTATTATTATATATATATAGTTCTTTTACTTTTTAAGTAAAGTTTATTTTAGTATTTTTATTATCTGAAAACATATTGTTTATTTGAATAATATCTTTCTTTAAAGCATCAGGGAAATATTCATTTATTAAATAATTATATAACTCTTTATTATTATTTTTTATAGAACAATTAAGACTATTACAAACTCTACGGACTGTTTTTGTATTAGTTAATTTAGGATATATTGTCATTAATGAATACAATTTTTGATATTTTGTACAAACATTTGAATATTTACTCCATAAATTTCCTTTCTCATATTTTATATTTTCTTTATCATTCATATATTCACTCATAATTAACCCTGGCTTTAAAACTCCTAAAATTCCAACATAGTCCATTAAAATCCAGTTTTGATGATCATATATGTATGTATGAATCTGATCACCTATACATAAACAATCAGATATAATATATAATTTTTCTATTGGTAATTTAGAATTCATGTACATATTATGAATAATTCCTACAGATGAAGAAATATCACTTGATATTGCACTATTTTTTATTTGTAAATTTATTTTATTTGAAAATACATATTTAATTTTAGTACATATACTTTCATTATTTTGAAACAATTTTTGAGATGACCCACTTGTAACAATTTGAATTGTGTTTCTAATATTATTTGTTAAATTATTTTTTACATAAATTTGTGATATTTTTATATTTTCTTTTTGACATATCATATTTATAAATTGTATATATGCAATTTTTGGTTTAACTGATGTTTTTATACATATAATTTTTTTTGATTTGAGTTTTTTGCGAATATCATCAAAATCTTTATCTATATTTAATAAAATACATTTATGATTTGATATATTAATATCATTAAGAATAGAAATTATTTCACTTTTGTTATTATCTATATTTTCAAAAACAACAATTTGTGTTTTATTTATACTAAAACATTTTTTGATATTTTCTTTAAAATTTATTTTTGAAATATTATAATCGTATATCTCAATATGAACAACATTTAAAGACTTCATAACAACTTTAATACATGTACTTTTTCCTGTTCCTTCATCGCCATGTATAGAAAAAATTGTATTTGATGTAGTTGATGATATATATTTTTTTAAAGATTGAGTAATATCTTTGTTAAACACCATTTCATTTTCATTTTTTGGTTCATATTTATTATATAACATAATACTTAATATATTTATAAGACTTTGAAGTTTTAAATATCTTTATTCATCTTCAATAAATGAATACCCTTTGATTGATTGTTCATTCATACTATGAACTGTTAGTTTGACTACTTTCCATGATGTACCAAAAGAAGAATTAACAAAATAAACTCCATTATTTGAAATTTCAGCTTCAACAAAATCTCGTTGTTTAATAATGTCAATGGAGATTTTTTCATTTTTTGTATTGTAGATTTCATCAAACTTAGGTGGAATTTTTACACTGAGTAAAGGTGGAAAATTTTGATTTTGTTTTAGTTGAGGTTTGTAAAGTTCTTGGATAACTGATTCATGCATATTTTTTTTGAACCACTTGAAACTGTTTTGTTGAGCAGTTTGTTTAATTAAATTATCGAGATCATTAAAGTATGATTCCAAATCGTCATTGCATATTTGAATACTTAGTGATGTATTTGTATTGTATTTTGTTACACCAAATGGAACTTTACATTTGGGCAAAGAGATTACCACATGTGAATCATCATACGATGTATTTTTCTTGTTCATAAAAACATGTTGTCCGCCGGAACGATTCGATTTAGGCTCAGAGAAACTCAAATCTTTTACTGACTGCATAATTATATATATATA